TTGTGTTGATGAATATTCTTCAGAAATTCTTGATAAAATTGCCATTGGGAAGGCTGAACAGGAAGAAAGATCGCGACTTCGTCAAATTGAATATCAAAGAGAAATGGACTTGAAGAAGTCGGATTTGATGGGCAAAATTTCAGGAATTAATCTTCAATGTGATCAAGAAAAATGGAATAAATGGCAAGTATCCAATCAAGATGGTTATGGACAAGGTATTTTGAAATTTGCTGAAAATTGGGGATGTTTAATGCAATATGAAATTGGTAATGGTGAAAAGTTGGAAAATATTGCAGATAAAACTTCCCACGAAGCAGATGTTGAAGGAATAACTGGTTTCATGTATGGCGCAGCAGTTTCCATTTTATCAGATTGTTGGATCTTTGGAGAAGACCTCAGAAAATGGCATAATAAAGAATATAATCACGAAGGTTCTGGAGTAGTTAATCCAGCAGTGATAACTATTTAATAAAATAAAAAGAAGAAGGAATTTAAATCTTGCAGATTCAATTACCAAAACTCCGTAAAATCGGAGTTGATAGACCAAAGAAGAAGAAAATATTTTTAATCTCTGATAGTATCGAGTTTGCATCTGGAGTAGCAACGGCTGCTAAAGAGTTAGTGATTGGAACCTGTGATAAGTATGATTGGGTTCAACTCGGTGCTGCATTAAAACACCCAAATCATGGCAAAGTCTTGGATCTGTCACAAGAGATAGAAAGGGAAACTGGTTTTGAAAATGTATATTGTAAAATATATGCTCATGATGGATATGGAAATCAAGATGTAATTCGAGAAATCATCCATTATGAAAAACCGGATATGCTTCTATTGATTACAGATCCAAGATTTTTTGGCCATGTTTTTGCAATGGAACACGAACTGCATACCGTTCATAAAATTCCTATTGCGTATTGGAACATTTGGGATTCTTCAAGTCCTTTTCCAGAATGGAATTCTTCTGCCTATGCTTCTTGCGATTTATTAATGTCAATCAACCGACAAACGGTTGTTGTGAATGAACAATGTTTGAAGCGACATGGAACGAAAACTTTAAATTTAGACAAATAACTTTATTTGAATTTATTTTAAAAAAATAGTTTTTATTTTCTTTTTGGATACTTATTGTAAACAAATAAAAAAGAGATAAAAATGAATGAAATTAAGTGTTCAAATCCAAATAACAATCCAAAGTGCATTGGAAAGGTTTTTACTAAAAAAGGATTATGTCGTTCATGTATGCTTGCTGGTAGAACTTATGAAGATATTTATGGCTCAGAAAAGGCTCAAGAACAAATTGACATTCGAGGAAGTTCAGAACGATTTAAGAAATGGCACGAAGAAGGTAGATTTAAAGAAAATTACTTTACTGGAAATATCATCTTCGAACAAGGAAAGACGTTGTTTGAATATTGGGTTAATAAATATGGGATTGATATTGCAAATGAAAAGCAGAATGAATTAGACGAAAAACGAAAGAAAAATGCTGATCATTTAAATTGTGAAGCATCATCAAGTGTTTATAGACAAAAATCAAAAGAAACTAAAGATAATTGGACTGATGAACGCAGAGAGCAATATCATCAACGAATGGTTGAATATGCAACTGAAAGGATGGGTTCATCGGATTGGAAGAAAGAACAGTCACAGAAAATAGCCGATTTAATTGCTTCCGGAAATTGGCAGCCATTTAATAATCATAAAAATGGAACATATATTTCGAAGAATGAAAGTTCTCAAAAATATTCAAGTTCATGGGAATTAGCAAGAATGATGCAACTTGATGAGTTAGGATGTTCTTGGTCTAAGCATCATAAAATAAGAATTCCATATATTGATGAAACTGGAATTAATAGAAATTATGCTCCAGATATTTTAGTTGACAACTATTTTTTAGAAGAAATTAAACCTGATGGATTATTGCAATATTCTAGGAATCAATTGAAAATAACTGCTGGATATGAATATTGCAAAAATAATAATTTAGAATTTAGAATCATAAATGATAAGATTTTAGGTTCGTATTTAGAAAAGGCTCTTGAATATCATGAATCAAACAAAAACAAAACTTAATCATGTTGTCAATATTGAACATGAAACATTTTTAAAATTAAAAGAATATTGCAATCGATATGGATACAAGATGACAAAATGGTTAACTATTAAAATCAATGACTTTATTGAACAGGAATCAAAAAATGGCAAATAACGTTTTACTTTCTTACATTCCGCATGGCTCAAATCCAAAATATTACTTTAAAGAAACTCCAGAATCGCATGACTGGAACGACTATCAAAAGTTCAAAGAAGACTTTTTGAAGAAGCATGATGTCGATTTTGTTGTGTTTTTTAATAGTAGAAATATCAGGAGAAAGCAACCTGGTGACATTATTCTAAGTTATCGAAGATTCTGCGATAAGCTTCCCCCTGAAAAGGCAAAACGTTGTGTTTTGGTGATGAAGACTGCTGTTATGGATGAAAATGGAACTGATTTAGTTGCTGTTAAAAAAGCCATTTGTCCCAAGTATAAAGTTTTATTCAATCAGGAAATGTTACCTGCTCAAGTTATGAATTGGTTTTATAACTTAGCAGATTGCACCTTTTTCATGTCATCGGCAGAAGGATTTGGATTGGCCGGGAATGAATCACTTCATGCAGGAACAATGCTAATTGCTCCAGTAACAGGTGGACTTCAAGATCAAATGCGGTTTGAAGATGCAGAAGGAAAGTGGATCGAATTTAATGAAGAATTCACTTCTAACCATCGGGGAAAGTATAAGAAGCATGGAAAGTGGGCATATCCAATTTTTCCAAGAACGCGAGCACTTCAAGGTTCAATTCCAACACCATATATTTTTGATGATTATTCAGATGCAGAAGATGCTGCAAATGGATTAGATTACATTTATAATCTTGGTAAAGAAGAACGTGATGCAAGAGGATTGATTGGAAGAGAATGGGTGTTGAGTGAAGAATCTGGGATGAATGCGAAAGATGTTTGTAAAAGATTTGTTAAATCAGTGGAAACTTTATTTTCAAGTTGGACTCCTCCAAAATCATTTTATTTAATCGAAGTTCATGAGAGAAAAGAAATTTTAAATGATGGAATCGTATGGTGAATAAGAACATTTTAGAAATTGAATGGCACTTTGATGATTTGCATGAAACTATGACCATTAAAGAATACTTTAAAAAGTTATTGATAACATTGTGGTTAGATGGAGAATGCTTTGACGGAAAGAGGCCATTTGGAAATTCAGGTTGGGACTATCAAATTTATTCAGCATTGATTGCAAATGAAATTATTGAAGGATCTTTTGATGAATATGGATATGTTAAAGACTTTGATATTGTCAAAGCAGATAAATTAATAAAAGAAGCAATTAAAGTTTCAATCAAAACATTGATTAAAAACTATCCAGAAGATTCTACTTTCGATGATTGTGGAAGTAAATCAGATTCTGATCCATTCTTTAAGAGAATCAATGATGATGGAATTCAGCCAGAATTACTTGAATCTTTAAAAGTGTATCTAACGAAAGAAGAGCTGAAAGAAAGATTAAATGAAGACAATTACATGAGTTGCATCGTTGTCCAAGATTTAATAGATGCGTATTTGAAGCGGAAAAAAATTAAGGCAATTGAAAGAAAGATATTGATAAAAGAACAAGATTTAGTTAAGATCAAACTTGCTCTTAAAAAATTTAAAGAAGGAACGATTTATAAACGTCCTGATTTTGGGAGTTCTGGAAATGTGCAGGATTTATTAGATGATCATCGTGAAAGAGAATTGTTTGAGTTCGATTTTGATAAATTTTTAACCGAAGAATAAGGAATTAATAAATTGAATATTCAATTAAAAGATAATACCCAAAAGGCGCTTCTGCTTATAGAATGCCCATGCTCAACTCGCAGTGGATATGGCCAACATTCTCGAATTTTGATTCGAAGTCTCATTTCAGTGGGAAAATTTGATATAAAAATTCTTCCAACAAGATGGGGAGCCACACCAATGACTGGACTTGATCCAAATAAACCAGAAGATAAGGAAATTTTAGATTTATTTGCTCAAAGTTTAGACCGGCAGCCCGACATTCACATTCAAGTCTCTATTCCAAACGAATTTCAGCCAAAGGGGAAGAAAAATATTGGAATTACCGCAGGGACAGAAGTTTCTATCGCACCACTCGCCTTCATTGAGGGATGTAATCGTGTTGATTTGGTAATTGTTCCGTCTCAATTCACCAAAGATGTTTTAACACAAACAAAATACGATAGAAAAAACGATCAAGGACAAATTGTTGAAACCATAACATTGCAAAAACCTGTCGAAGTTCTCTTCGAAGGGCTTGATACAAATATTTTTCATAAAACGACTGAAATTTCAGAAGATATAAAGGATTTGTTGAAGATTGTAAAGGAAGATTTTGCATTCTTATTTTGTGGTCATTTTTTAAATGGTAGATTAGGACAAGACAGAAAAGATGTTGGAATGTTGATTAAAACATTCATTGACACTTTCAAGAATAAAAAGAAACGTCCTGCTTTAATTCTCAAAACATCTGGTGCTGGATTTTCAATTACAGAACGAGATCAAATCATTGATAAGATAAACCAAATTCAAGAATTGGTTAGAGAAGAAGGATTTAAAGGCAAACTTCCTTCTATCTATGTTTTGAATGGTGATTTATCAGATGCTGAAATGAATGAATTGTATAATCATTCAAAAGTTAAAGCGATGGTTTCATTCACTAAAGGTGAGGGATTCGGACTTCCATTGCTTGAATTCACTGCTACTGGTAAACCTGTCATCTGTTCAGCTTATTCAGGCCCTTTGGACTTTTTGAATCCAGAATATTCAGTTCTCCTTCCAGGCAAACTGACCAGAATTGATGGATCTGCTGCAAATGAATGGCTGCCAAAGGAAGGAGAGTGGTTCACTGTTTCATATCAATATGCAGGTCAAATTTTATCTGATGTTTTCGAGAATTATGATAAGCATTTGGAGAGATCGAGGAAATCTGTTAAATTTACTAAGGAGAACTTCTCGATTGAAAAAATGTCTGAAAAATTCTTGGAATTGTTAGAAAAAGATGTTAACTTTGTGAATAAAGAACCAAAACAGGTTCAGATTAATCTTCCACAACTTAAAAAAATAACTTAGAAATGCTTTTGTTCAATATATTTACATTTTTAGCATTCCTTGCAGGAGTTATTTTAATTCTCCATCCAATACTTTCAAATGAAGAATATCCAGAAAATGGTGACGTAATCTGTATAATTATGGGAATCGCATCTGTTTGTCTTGGATTTTATATGTTAAATCATCCTTATTGAAATATGAAATTAAATTTTAACGATCTTAGAATGGCAAATATTGACCGAGATATTGAATGGGTCAATGGAGAGGAAAAATTACCGATAACTTTTAGAGCTACTGAATTAGCAGGAGAAGTTGGTGAAGCTTGTAATATCATCAAGAAGATTGAAAGAGAAAGGCTTGGTTTGGTTGGAACTAGAGCATCAATGGAAGAATTGGAAGATGAATTGGCAGATGTCGTTATTTGTTTGGATTTGATTGCAATGGATTTGGGAATTGATTTATCCAAAGCAATTAAAAATAAATTTAATAAAACTTCTGCTAAGTATAATTTAAAGACTAGAATAGAATGAAATTAACTTTTGATTATATCAATCCAATGACGGGAAAGAAAACCGTCCTATTAGAAGGTGATAGAATGCTATGTGTTGAAACTGGTTATCACACCTTTAAAGGTTGGAACGAGAGGGACCAACTTCATATTCCATTCGAACAATCCAGTCCAGACGAAATCATCCGATCCAAATTTACAGATGATTTAGGTCAAGTCTGGTTCAAAATCACTCTCTTTACTGATACAATTGTTTTGAAGCCAGATGTTGATACTGATGGATGGATCGTCAATCAATTCAGAGATCTTTATACCGATGAAATTCCTGGTGACAAACTTCAAAGAGTTCAAGGTGATAAAATTCAAGTTTTGGATCCAAAGACTGCAATATACTGTAATCGATTTGAAGATGCATTAAATGAATTTGATAAATTAAGATTAGAAAATGAATAAGATTTCTATCAGCTATTGTATTTGTGTCTGGAATGAACACATTGAACTTGACTTACTTTTGAAGCGATTGATCCCTAATTTGGGAGATGTTGATGAAATTCTCATTCAAGGAGATCAAGGTCGAGTAACCAATGAAGTCATTTCAGTCATTCGAACTGCGATGAAGGATTTGAGAGTTAAATACATCGAATTTCCTCTGAAGAAAAACTTTGCCAATTTCAAAAATAATGCAATTAAAAATTGTTCTGGAGAATACATTTTTCTCATCGATCCGGACGAGATTCCACATCCAAGAATGCTTGCAAATTTGAAATGGCTTCTTTTTGAAAATCGTGAATGTGATATGTTTGCAGTTCCAAGACTAAATATAGTTCTTGGTTTGACTCACGATTATGTGAAATCTCAAGGTTGGTATGTTGAAAAGATTGAAATTCCAAAATTAGATTATGATTCAAAAGAAATTTTATCTTTATATGAAATTAAAGAAAAGAATGATAAATTAATTGTCGATGCTGTCAATCTTCCAGATTATCAACAGAGAATTTTTAGGAGAAACCGTTGGATTGAATATGATCCAAGACCAGTTCATGAACGGTTGACAGGATTTCAAATTTGGACAGGATTGCCTTATAAAAAAGAATTATTTAATGAATTTGATTTTGATTGGTCGTTGTTTCATGTTAAACAATTTGATCGTCAAGTTAGACAGAATAAATTTTATGAAACATTTTAAATTTTTAAATTATGGATGAAGTTAAACTTAGAATGAAAATCGTTGAAAGGTTAAAAGATTTAATTGATAAAATTGAAAATGATGAACCACTTCCTCATATGAAGCAAGATTTAGAATTTTTAATCGAACTTGCTGATAGAATCGAAAGTTGTCAAAATGCATGGAATTATTGAAATCAATTCTATTCTACATTCAATTCATTTTAATGATGCTGATGATAGCAAATTGTTCTGAACAGAGTTGGGGAGATGTGATGTGGTTTTTCATTTATAGTTTTGGAATTAATACAGAAATAGAAATCGTTAAAAAATGAATAAAGTTGAAAAATAGGAGAAACAAATAGATGGGAATGGTTGCCAGAAATATTCCAGATGGAATTTGGAAGGAAGGAGACTTATGGTGTAGAATTTGTAAAACTTGTCATGCAAAAGTAACACATCTTCGATTTGGAAGTATTAGAAATGGAGTCGATTCAATGAGATGTAGATTTTGTAAAATTCCTTGGAATACTGGTTTGACTAAAGAAACTTCCGAAGGATTGCGAACTGGAGCAGAAAAGATTTCTAAATCTACAAAAGAAAATTATGCCAATGGAGTAATTAAATCTTGGAATACTGGTTTGACTAAGGAAACAAACGAAATATTGCAGCGTATTAGTGAAAATCACACTGGAAAAAAGCATACAAAAGAATCTTTAATTAAAATATCAATCGCTTCAAGTGAACGTTGGAAACGGCCTGATTTTAGAGAGAAAATGTTACCTCACATGGTGGAGATGATGAAAAAGAATCCAAACACTAATTCGAAGCCTGAAATTAGAGTTCGAGAAATTCTTGAACAATTGAAAATTAATTTCATTCAACAATTTTCCATTAAATACGAAGATTTCGATATCAAACCAATTCGCAGGTATTATGATTTTTATTTAATAGATTATGGAATTTTATTAGAGATTCATGGTGATTATTGGCATGGATTTGGAATTTTAGAAGAAAATAAAAATTCAACTCAGAAGTATGTTTCACAAAATGATTATTTAAAAGCATATATTGCAAAATGTGAAAATTTAAAATATTGTGTAATTTGGGAACATGAAACTAAAATTGTGGAAATTCTTCTTCAAAAAATAATAGATACTATAAATTTCGTTCAATGCTGAAGATTAAATTGAATCAACTTTTTCGCCATCGCAACGAAACAACATTTCGACCTTACATCGCCGCAAGGAAATTATTTCGTGAAATCGGAGTTGAATTTGTTATTGAGGGGAACGATTATGATATGGTCTGGGCCGCACAAGCAAGTTATATTGACAGATCAATGTCTTATAAACATTCAATGAATTGGGGAGAATGGAACTTAAAACAATGTGCAACGGGATGTGATTTGATTCTATTTGATGGTCAAGATTCTGCAAGTCTAATGGCAAGTTATGATTCATTTGTCAGGTCACCTGCCAAACTACTTTTAAAAAATTCTCTATACAAGAATCGAAACTGGTATAAAGAACCTTCAATTATGGGGAGAATGTATTGGGGATCTGGTTCAGAAATGGATTATAATATTGACGTGAAAATCGATTGGAGTAAAATTCAATTAACGGGAGCAAATTGGCTTTCGACAGTTCAACCTCATTGGTATGATTGGACAAAGTTTAAGAAAGATATTGATGTTTGTGCATTATTTGCTTATCCGGGAAAAGATAATTATGAATTTGGACAATTGACGAATCCATTTTACGATGCTCATAGAAAGAAGTGCATTGATCAATTAAAGAAAATTCCTCCTTCAATTAAAGTTGCATCGTTAGAAGATGGAAAGAGAATTCCGATTGAAGAATATTGGCAGATAATGATGCGTTCAAAGATAATTATTGCTCCATTTGGTTATGGAGAAATCGCTCCGAGAGATATTGAATCTGCAATGGTTGGTGCAATCTTGATTAAACCTGATATGAGTCATTTAGAAACGTTACCAAACGTCTATAATTCAACGACATTCGTTTCTTGTGATTGGGAATACACAAACATACAAGAAAAAATAGAATCGATCCTGAGCGATTTTAAACGCTCTCAGGAAAGATATGTGATTAATATGAAACAAGCCTTTATTAAGGAATATGATCCGATGAAATTGGTTTATAGAACTTATGAATGGCTCAACCAACTTGAAGGGTATGAAACAGAATAAATTGATAAAAGTCAAGAATAAAGATGGTTCAAGTTCTTATATGTTTTATTGTCCTGGTTGTGATTCACACCATGGATTTAACGATCGCTGGAAATTTAATGGAGATTTAGATAAACCTAACGTTTCTCCTTCGTTATTAACAACTGGAGGATCTGATAATATAAGGTGTCATTTATATCTGAGAAATGGAATGATAGAATTTTGTTCAGATTGCTCACATGGCCTTGCAGGACAAAAAATTGAATTGAAAGAATTTCCTTACTAAAATAAAAATGATATGAATACCTCACTACGATTAAATAAACGAAGTTCTTGTGACGAAAATACTGATCGACTTGAATATTCATTCAGTTTTGATTTGTTTCAGTCGAACGTTGCTCGCTTTCCAAAATTGAATCCAGAATTGTTGCAAAAATTAGAAGATAAATTCATCGAAGTTCTTGATGAATTCTTATATGAAGAAGTTGACGAATAAAATCATGATAAAATACTTTAAAAACCTAATAACTTCGTTTCTAATTTGGCTTAGACCTCCTAAGATTGGTCAAATCCAAATAGAACCAACTCCATCAAGTTCGCTCGAACAAGATGTTAGGATGAATCAAGAAAAACTCGAAGTTAATCTTGAAGAATGGGAAGGAACACTTCAAGTTGTTTTTGAATCTAATAACTTTGTCACTGAAGGAATTGAACGGGCAGTTAGACCATCAGATGAAGTGCTTAAAAAGCAAATTGCATCGTTCTACAAAGATTATCGGAAGGTGATTAAAAAAACAGATCAATTATTCACGAAAAATATAATTAACATCGAACTCAAAGAGAATGAAATTATCGAATAAGCAAGCATTAATGTTGTTTCAAATAGCAAAAGAATCGATTCAAATTGCTGGATCGTTTGCAGGTCTGACAGCATCTACAAGACTTCAACTTGTGAACGATATTATAAATCAACAATCGACTGATTTAATAGAATTAAAAAGTTTGGAGAATGAAAATTGAGAATTACCAACATAGATTCGCTGTCAGCATACTGCGACAGATTAGTTACAGAGCGAATTAAGCATTTTTTCTTTGAAAAAGATGGAAAAACTGACTTGGTTGAACATCAAGAAAAAATCATAGCAGAAATCAAATCAAAGTTATCACAACTATTCATAGAATCTTTCAGTGAAGATGAATATGAATACATGGGCGAAAAGAGAACCTTTACATTAGAAGGATTGATTCAACAATTAGATGAATTGGTTGTTAACGATCTTAACATTGGACATGGCGACAGAATAAGACTAGAAGAAGTTAAGAAAGATAATCCTGACTTGGAAATCATTTTAGAAAATGAACGATTGACTCGTGTCTCGAATGAGAATCGTGCTAAAAATAAAAATCAAATAGATCAACACTTTTCAGATTTATGGTAAGATTTGGACAATGTCTTCCAGAAGAACTTTATAACATCGAACCAGACAAATGGACATCTGATGAATTATGTGAATTAGCAACTTCAGAATCGTGGAATTTAGACGAATATTCAGATGAAGGCTACATGGCATTAAAACATCTATTCATGAGACTTTTGATTCCCAAAGAACATTGGAATGATTGTAATTATGATAAGTTTCTAGCAATTGTTAAACAAAAATATAAAGAAAGACTAGATGAAGAATATTAACAAATAATTAACATCAAATCTAACATAAAAAAGTAGTTAAAAGTAAATTTTAGGATATTTATTGGTATGAAAAGCAACAAGAAATTTAAGACATTGCAAATTGATTCTGAAATACATGATGACGTAGTTCGTTACTGTAAAGAAAATGGTTTGAAAATAAGTTTCTTTGTTGAGAAATTATTAACCAATACCATGAAGGATCTTAAAATTGAATCAAGAACAGAATGAAGAGAAAGTTGAAACCTTTCAAAGAATTTGTCCAAATCCTGAAAACAATACAAAATGTCAAAAGATAATTTTGTATAAACATAAATCCACTTGGAAGACTGCGAATAATAGAAATACTTGCTGTAAAAGTTGTTATCTAAAAGGAATTAATTTAGGTAGAAAACATACATTAGAACGTCGGCAACAGATAAGTGAACAAACCAGGGGAGAAAAGAATCCATTTTATGGTAGACATCATTCAAAAGAAACTAAGGAATTACTCAGAGAAAAGAGGAAACTCCAAGTTATAACTGAAGAAACTCGTGAGAAAATCAGTATTGCATGTAAAGGAGAAAAGAATGGATTTTATGAGAAACGTCATACTAAAGAAACGATTGCGAAATTAATTGAAATTAGAAATACTCCAGAGAGACAAGAAATTAATAAAATTGCAAGTAAAAAAGTTGCATTGAAATATGGAAATAGACTTAATTTTATCCCAGGATTTAATCGAAACGCATGCGAATTATTTGATGAAATAAATATAGAAATGGGTTGGAACGGAAAACATGCACTCAACGGAGGTGAGTTTAGTATCTTGGGTTATTGGGTTGATTATTATGAGCCAGATTTGAATATAGTCATTGAGTTTAATGAAAAATACCATAATAATACCAAACAAAAATTAAAAGATGAGGAAAGAAAAATTAAAATTATTAATGAATTAAATTGTAAATTTTATAATATTAATCAATGGGAAAATATACATTGGAAAGAAATAATAAGCCCAAATCTTTGTTGATAACCGGTGCTGCCGGGCATGTTGGTTCTAATTTATGTCAATGGTTACTTGATAATCAACCTGATTATAAAATCTTAGCCTTAGACAATTTGTCAGGCGGATATTTGGAATGGATACCAAAGGAATGTCAAATTTATATTCGGAATTGTGGAGATGATTTAGAAGATATCTTTACTGAAAACGATGTTAGAATTGTTTATCATTGTGCTGCCGAAGCCGCAGAAAGTGTTGCCAATTTCAATAGAAAGTTTTATTACACCAGCAATGTTGTCAATTCTGCAAATATCATTAACTTCTGCATAAAATATCCAGTGGATCGACTTGTTTATTTTTCGTCAATGGCTGTTTATGGTCACAATCCTGTTCCATTTACTGAAGATCAAATTCCACATCCTGCTGATTGTTATGGGATTGGAAAATATGCTATTGAGTTAGATTTAGAATCTGCTAAAAATCAACATGGACTTCGATATACAATTGTGAGACCTCATTCAGTATACGGACCAAATCAAAATCTTTGGGATGCATATAGAAATGTCTTGGCCATTTGGATGCGTCAAGTTCTTTCAAGCCAACCAATTTCAATTTATGGAGATGGAAGTCAGAAACGTGCATTTACTTTCATTGATGATATAATGGAACCACTTTGGAAGTGTGCAACTGAAGAATCAACTTTACATCAAGTTTTTAATATTGGAAATGATGAAGAAATTTCAATAAATGAACTTGCAGATTTCTTTGAATTAGAAGTTGAAAAATTAGATAGCAAATATAAGGTTCTTAGGAAGCATTTTCCACAACCATTTGAAGTTCAAAACGCATATTCAGATCATTCAAAAGTTAAATCAATATTAGGATTGGAATGCAAGACTGATATAGTTGATGGATTGACCAAAATGTGGGAATGGGCTCAGAATCAACCAAAAAGAGAACTTCAAACTTTTGATGAATTTGAACTTGAAGTTGAACTACCTGAACAATTTAAAAAATGATATTACAAACGTTTCAGCATCCAGTTTGGACTCAATCAGAAGTTGGATCTATTTATCTATGTGGAATACTGATTGTTGCATTTTTGGCTTATAATTTAATTGATTCAATTAGAGAAATGATTCAGGATTTAAAAAAAGAAAGAAATAAGTTAAAATTCTTGGTTAATTCAAAAATTTAATTTAACTTTGTAAAAAAAGTTTTTAAGATGAAACTCGAAAAAGAAACTTACACCAAAGAAGAAGTTAGAGAACTCGTTTCTTGGTTGATGAATAAATGCGAAAGAGACCAGAAACGTTATATGGCAGATGAAAGATTCATCATGGAGTATCTTGAATATCCGTTTTGGAAGAGATTGTTCTTTGGTAGGCAGATTCTTTTAAATCATTTG